CGAAACTTTCTGGTTTGCGAATCTGGGCGATCTTGATATTTTGAGTATAATCGTCGAAGTAACCTGAGTGATATTGAATGCCGTCTGTGTTACTTACTGCTAATTGTTGCCAGTCTTCAAAATATTTTCGTATCACGTATGAGTTGGTGCATTGAAATGTTAAACTGATTGGAGTTACTGCAAACCCATAAGCAACCTTCGTGTTGACCATGCCAACCTGCCTGTCTAGTGTCAGTATTTGCCTTCCAGGTAATGACGTTGCTTTACAGATCAAGTTTAGGGTTTCTGGAGAATATCCTTCGATAACTGATCCGTCCATTCTCTGCTTTCCTGCCAGAGAAGGTAAAATAACTCGGTACATGTTCGCAGACGCTAAACCTCGCTCTGCGCTTAACATTGCCTTAAACTGTTCTACTGAATAACTCATCTAAGTTTTTTCCTTGATTGAGCATATACAAACTCTCTTGACTCTTTCTCAAAGAGTTCTGACGGTAAAAATGTTGCAATTAACCAATCTGAAGGGTCAATCATCGCAATGTTACCGTCAATGTGTTTTGTTAGGTACTTCTTCAAGCATGGTTTGAAGAACCTATGTTTTCTCGACGATTTAAGATAATCATATGTTACATTAAACTTTGTCGTTTCGTCGTAATCTTCATTATTCGTCAAATCAAGCAAACCGTCTAAAAATTTTGCTCGTAGATCATTCGGCAAATAATGCAGATTTAATCCCATAAAACCGCCAGGTGATTTGTCAATAACTATCGAAAGCGGAAACCTATCATAATATGGTAGTTTCTTTTTGCCCTTCGGGTCGTAAAAGAACATGAACATACTGCCCAATATCGGACTAGTAGATTTTTCGCTTTGACTCATTAAGTTTCTCCTGTTGACCGAGGAGATACTATTCATCTTTGCTTGGAACCACTCAATAGACTCTCTGGTCTTGGGGGTTATCCCTGCCTTAAATGCCTCTTGATTGTATTTGTCAAATAACTCTGGCATTTCTATTTAGTTCTATTTTTGCGTTTTTTGAAAGGTTTTAGTTTACCAAGTTCTTTTAATGTCCCTGGCGTTTTGGGAAGGATGTTCATTTTGCTTAATTCTTTTTCGGTCCACACTTGAAATTGCCATCCTCTGTCTTTTGCGAATGCATCTGCTGCTTCCCATTTTTGTTGATTCTTTATGAACGTGAATGCTTCAGAGATGTATTGCTTAGAACGTCGATTGCCCCTTGGTGGTTTTGTCTGCCTGTGTGGTTTAACTTCGATAAGAAATACTCTTTTATCCTTAAACTTTATTTTTAGGTCTATATAATATTTGTGGTATTTTTTGTCAACATCATAGAAGTAAGGTACAACAACCTCTTCACTTGACCATTTAATAATTTCTGGATTATTGTCACACCACTCGAAACAATGACGTTCCCACATTGACCTATACACGACGTTTGTGTGATCGCCCTCGTACTTCCGAGTGTTCTTGACTTTATATTTTCCGGAATATGTCTTCAAACCACTATAAATACAGTAAATTAAAATTTATTTATACTGAGTGGACCTATGGCTCTCATATACCCTGTAAACAGAACCGACTATCTCGGACAAATACACTTTTCTGCATTGGAGGAACCAACACAAGGTGAGTCCGCAATGGGGGCAAGTGCGGCGGCACAGCAGAAATCTAAATCTTCTGGATTCTCCTTTGACGATCTGCTTGCATTTGCAGGTCAGGATGGTTCTGTAACTTCCTTCCTCGGGAATGGTGGACCTATTCCAACGGGCGAAAAGGTTGTTTTACATTTACCTCAAGCGATTTCTATTGCCGACAAAGCAGATTATGGCACTGCCAATCTTGGAATGATAGGTGGTGCAGTAGAGGCAGGAATGGCAGCGCCTGATGGCACTACACCAAACATCACTTCTTTTCTTGATAGTCTAAAAGGTGGTGCTGGAAAAGACCTGTCTAAAATCGCAGTTGCTAAAACTGTAGGTGCGTTTAGTGAAGAAGCAGGGAATGCGGTGAGGATAGGTGCTAGGGTAACGCAAAATCCAAACTCAAGGGCATTGTTTAACAGTGTTCCTCTTAGATCTTTTACTTTTTCATTTAAGATGATTCCTCATTCTCAAGATGAAGCAAAAAATATTAGAGAAATAATTACGTTCTTTAGAAGGGAACTTTATCCAGAAGAAATACCTGCTGATCTTGGCGATATTACTTTTTCTGTTGGTTATAGATTTCCTAATAGATTTGGGATAAAAACATACTATGGTAATGGGGACAATGTACGGGAAGTTGGTACACGAATCCAACCCGCATACTTGACTGACGTTCAAACTGTTTATAACTCTTCGAGCATGGGAATGCACTATGATGGTGAGTTTTCTGAAGTTGACCTGACCTTGACCTTCCTAGAATCAAAGGCATTGTCAAGGAAGGATATTATTCAAGAAGGGTTTGAAAAAGGCATTCTCGATGAAAACGGAGATTTTGTATGAGCAATTTCTTTAGATATTTTCCCGTAACTGAATACAGATTCGGCAACGAACAAAATACTGTAATCTTTCAGAAGATAAATGCCTACGTTGATTTGATTGATCAGGTAAAGGACATTTCCACTTTCTATCAACAGTATAATGTACAAGAGTTTGACCGCCCCGATACTCTGTCTTATAAATTGTACGGTAAGACAACCTATGACTGGACGTTTTATCTACTCAATGAGAAATTGAGACTACAAGGTTGGCCGATGAGTAACACCGATCTTTATAGAAAGTCAAAAGAGTATTATCCAAATATCGTATTAAATACAAATCATAACATTTCTTTCTCAAAGAATATAAAGGTTGGTGACACCATTAGAGCATTTATTGACTCCAATCAGACTGGTATCGTTAGAAAAATTAATTATGATCTTGGGCAAGTTATTGTCGAAAGGTCATCGTTCTTCTCGCCTGCAACTAATGGATATGTTATCCTAACCACCGCTGACTTAGATATTAATCTTGCTGTGCCTTATCAGTCACAAGTCAGGCAGTATGATGCGGTTCATCACTACGAACAAAACGGCGAGTACGTCGATTATTTGGACAATACAGCTGCGCAGACTTCTGTCGCCACTTTGACCTTTAAAGACACCACATCATTGACACCAGTGACAAATACCGAAAGATTGATCAATCTAAATTTGGAACAGAAAAGAATCAATGTATTCAAACCCAATCTAATTGAAAAAATTGTAAATGAATTCAATCGATTGATTCAAGGTTAATAATGTCATCTAATCAGAACCATCGTCAAAGATATATTATCAAGGAAGCCTTGATCACTAGTGACAGAACTACTGATGAGTTTGATGTTACTACTTTCATTGCAGAACTGAACATATATGAGGATATAAACAAACCATACATCACGGGAAAAATTGCCCTGATGGACGATGCTGGTATTTTTGGAAACGGTGTTCAGTTTAAAGGAACAGAGACACTTACTTTAACAATTGCTAGTTCTAGTGATGAGTCGCAGTTTGAGTTTTCGCACTCTTTTCTGATGGAAGCAGCAGAAGATATAGTAAAGGTAAATGAAAAGACTGAACTGTATATCTTTAATCTGATTGACAAATATACTTATTTTGATTCAGCACTAAAAATCAGTAAGTCATATAGAGGGAGAATCGAAGATATCGTCTCTGCTATTTTGATTAGTGAGTTGGATAAAACAGTAGATCGGTCTTATGTTGGTACACCGTCAATTCAAGGTAACATAAAAGTATTAATACCATATTTAAGTCCGATAAAAACTTGTCAGTGGTTAATGAACCGTGCGACTACTTCAAACGGTTCCCCGTATTATTTGTATGCCTCTCTTTATGATGAGAATATAAGGATCGCGGATTTCGATACAGCATATGCTGAACCGCCGTTTAATGCAAATATCCCATTGGTGTATTCTCCTGCGGGAACAAACAGTCTAGTAGAATTGCATCCTTCTTATAATACTATCGCAATCAAAGAAGTCAGGTATCAAGATTTTCAAAATACCTTCCGGACGATTAATGCTGGTGCTGTGGGTTCTAGGTTGACGGTCACAGATACTTCTACCAGTTTGGATTTGACGACTCACCACAAAGTTAGGAATACTCTTGACCGATTGAAGCAACAAAATGTCATACCTTCGACTTCGGATCAAAATGTCTTCGACGACCAACAATTAATCGACGGTGATGCGAACAATCCTGTTTATATTGACGATGTTGATGCTCGTATTTTTAGTAAGATAATTTCAAAGGGTACATACAATCAGAGCAGAAGTTATCATGATGTCGATGAGTTCTCCGATGTGGGTGATATGTTGAGGAATATTTCAGTAAGAACTATGTTAGAAAAGAACATGATCGAAGTGTTCCTTCCAGGTGGTCTGATATTAGAAGGGCAGGTTACGGTCGGTGACACAGTTGCTATAAACTTCTTAAACAGTGATGTGAAAGTTGAGTCATTATCAAGCATTGATGAGAAAGATTTGGAGAAGTCAGGAAACTATTTGATCATGGCGATTCGTCATACTTTTATTGGCACAGAACACGATGTTACTATGTCCGTTACAAAACTAAACACAAAACCGAGTGATTCACCAGCATGATGCACGCAATACAATCAGAGTTTTACGGTGACAACACGCGATGGTTCATGGCACGTGTAATTGACAACACCCCGCCATATGGGTTAGAGGGTAGAGTTAAAATACGTGTCATCGGTGTGCATAGTGATAGTGTGTTGGATATTCCACAAGTTGATTTGCCGTGGGCGCAAGTAATGATCCCTGGTACTTCTTTTGGATCTTCAGGATTTGGTCCTGCGCCTAATGTACTTCCAGGTGCTTTGGTGTTTGGCGTTTTCTTAGATGGGAAACAATCACAGTTGCCGATAGTTTTGGGATGTTTACCAAAAATAGAATATCCGACCACAGTACAGGCAGATTCTCGTGATGACATTGTAACTAATCCATTTGCTTACGATTACAGACAATCAAATTATGAAGGTGTTGACCCAGGGATAAACAATGTCGATATCAACAGCGCTGTTCAGCGAGCACAAGTTACATTTAAATTTTTTGTAGACAACGGTTATACAAGAGATCAAGCATGTGGTATTGTTGGGGTACTGTTTGCCTTAACAGAGATCAACCCCGCATATTCTGATGCAGGGTTTACTGGAATTGCTGCTTGGCAAGGTTCATCAAACAGATTCTCGCGACTAAACAGGTTTGCTTCTTCGTTTAGACCTGCAAAAACTGCCGAAAGTTTTGATCTGCAATTGTTATTTGTTTTGAATGAATTGAGAACAACTAGAACTATGGCGAGTGCTAGACTTTTTCAAACAAACAAAGTGACAGGCAACCAAGGATCAACTTCAAAGTTTTTTGATTACTTTTTAGATCACCCTACTCGTTTATTGAAAACAAAGCAGGAATGTATAACTAATGCTGAGAATTTCCTCGCGGCGATCAAGGATTAATTATGCCAGTACCAATTAGAACAATCAATGAAGCACTAAAAAATAGTCTTTATAATTATGGCGATTTAACACTAGCGCAAGTTATTGATGCTGGGGGCAATTCTGCGCCCATAAAATGGTTAGTGCAAAATGCTTCTATTATTGGTAATAATATCAATACAATTCACATGGGGGTTTTCGATCCTTTTCAAATACAAGAATGGTCTCAGGAAACAGAAATAGAAAATCAAATTAATTTAGGAACTGGTGTCGCATTTCATGACGGTATCGGACTGAGTTTATTTGGTCGTTCTGTTGATTTTGAAATAGACATGAACGATTATTTTCGTTATACTAGGAGAGATTTCGGAGCTACTGATGAACCGCCGACTGCTGGCCAGCAAGCAAAAGGTATGGTGCCAGACGATCTATCTTCTAGCACTGGAGCGTTTAGAGAAGTTATTACGGATGTTGGTTGGTGGGATCTAGAAAATAAATTTGCTGCTGGTCGATCTTCTGAGGGCGATGGATTTATGAATGCATATCTAATCCGAATGGTTCTGAGTGGGTCCCCGCAAGATATAAAAGATGCAGTATTAAAAGCAAAAGAAATAACAGAATTAACGTATGGTTTGGAGTGGAAGGATTTTGATGAAGAAAACAAACCATATGAAATTGCTGAATTCTATAGTCAAATAGCAGGGTAATTAGTAATGCCGATACAAAGTAATGACTTGACAAACTTTTTTCAAGAAGGTATCGATGCGGTCAATCGCGGATCTGCTGATTTCGCTAGTTTCCTAGATGATTTTCCTGATCTGGGTGGATTATTGCCAGAAGGACCACTGTTGGATATATTGACAGGTGGCGCTGATGCTGTATTGGGTATTATGGAATCTCTCATCGCAGAATTGGGCGGCACCCTAACACCTGATGCACTTTTAGAAGAATTTGTACCAGATGCTCAGCGAGCATTGATGCAGATTCCTATCCCTGGTGTAACACCGCCAACAACTCCTGCTCAACAATTTGCTGATGCCTTTGAGACTAACAATAGAGAATTGGCAGTACAAACTTTAGTTCCGTTTACTGGAATTGATCCCACAGACCAAGAGCAAGTTGACGCAATAACTGACGGATTGACTTCTGCCTTTGATTTAATAACGGTAACTAGAGCAGGTGAAGTATTACTCGATAAATCTAGTTTAACATTACCGCCAGCTTACGATATTAAATCACAATTTGGTACAGATGCGCCTTCTTATACAAGTTTTGTTTCTTCTGTTGAAGAATTGCAACTAGAATTTAGATCTGTGATCAGAGATGTTACTGAAGTTATTGTGCACTCTACAGAGACTCACGCCAATGTAAATTTAGATGCCGATCAAATAGAAGAAATGGCAACTACATTTGGTGCTTCTAGTATGCCATATCATTATGTGATAAAAAGAGACGGTTCTCTTCAACGAGGACTCGACGTAGATACTGTTGCAGAGCATTGCCCTGAGCAAAACCACAATGCTTACAGCATATCTCTTATATTAGTCGGCGGTCTAAATATTGCTACAGGCGCTTCAGTGGACGATGAGTTTACTCAAGCAGCGGCATATACAAGAGAACAATTTAACACGTTTTGGTATTTTATGAAATCATTTTTTGATCGATGGCCAGGTGGACAAGCACTAGGGCATGGTGACGTTTTGGGATACACCGTTGAACCAGGGTTTGATGTAAGGGAATTTTGTAGAGCAGAGTTCGGTAAAGTTTCCTTGTTCGTTGATCCCGTCACTGAAGCTGCGTTTGATAGTAGATCTATTAACGATTCTCGGATCAGACAAAGTCGAATTGGATTGGGCACTAATTATGTATTTTGGAATAGAGATAAACTTCTATGACAACTAACAATGACAGATATGAGTTAAGGATATCCAACGATTCAGATTGGGGTCTTGCAACAGAATTTTCATTTGGTGTTCCGATTGACGGTACAGTGGATCCCTCTGGCGAATATCCAAGAAAGGACTACTTCTTTGGTTCTTCTATAAGTCAAGCTGCAAGAGGTGTAAAGATAAACAACCTTGCTTTTGGCGGCAGTTACTATGATATTAATTTAGATATCCCTCCTCAGATTCCTTCCGAGTTTCCGTTTTCACAAGCAAACGAAACTCCTTCAGGTCACTCTATAGAAGTTGACGATACTCCAGGTGGAGAACGTATTCTAATTAAACACCGAACTGGCTCTGGTATCGAACTAAAACCAGACGGATCAATTATTATTTCTTCTGGTGATCGAAAGATTGAAGTAGTCAAAGGAGATAGTAAAGTAATTGTATCTGGTTCAGGTGATATGATTTACGAAGGCAATCTCAATATGAATGTCTCAGGTGACTACAATCTGAGAGTCGGAGGCAAATATGATGTTATTGTCGGCGGTGATTACAAACAAGATATTGTAGGATCAAAAAGATCGTATGTTGGTCAAACGAGGTCAGATGTCACTAGGCAATCAAAAGATACAAAGACCTATGGACCGACCCTAGACTTGCGCCTTGGTAGTCATCGAGATGTAACAAAGGGCAGAATTGAACAAATTGTACAAGGTGGTATAAACCAGTATGTCGGTGGACTTATTGATATTTCGGTACAAAACAATATCAATATTGCTACTGAAAATTATGCGTTGATTACAAACAATGTTGCCATCTCAGCAAAAGACGGTCTTATTGGTGGTGTAGATGTGAACCACTATGGTCGTGTCTTCAGTGGGCCAGATAGTGACGGCGCAAAGGGTGGTGGTGTAACATATTACGGATCGCTGGTCGGACGTGCAGCAGAAGCATGGACTAGCAAATACTCTTTGTATGCTGATGAATCGTATGAAGCACATATCTCAAACTATGCCACAATTGCTGATTATGCTGATGAATCAGGCAAGACAAAATCTCAAAGCTATCCGGAAAATTCGACGGGATCTACGCCATCGGACAAATATCCCACCACTATCGATGGTGCAACCGTCAAAGATGGATCTAAAAATCTAAACAAAGACCCTGCTTTCTATTATGGTGTCGGCCACAATAAGGTCGGTGAAGACAGCAGTGGTATTGTTTGGAAAGTGCAGTTGACTGACTCGGAACGCAAAGAGTTGATGCCTGGTCAGATTGATTCTTCTGGTAGAGGCGATCTGCCTGAAGGTGCGACTACGCAATGGATCATGCTCGAACGAACCACGAACGGAATCAAGAAAGTCAGCGTTGACCCCAATGATAGTCTTGCTGATAAGATCGGTAAGATTAATTACAAAGATTATTTTACTCATGACCCAAGCATGTCAGAAGTTAGATCTAAACTTCGAAGTTTTAATCTTTATTCACCGACCGCAGATCAATCAAGATGTATTCAAGAATTATTGAGAAAGGGCAGACTCGGACAAAACTATAGATCCCCAGCGCCTGGAACTCTGGTCGACTCTTTGACACGATCAGAAACTGTTAGGAGATATGGTAGAAAAACTTTAGGTAATCCAAACGAAAATAGAAGTAAAGGATTTAGATACAGTCAACCTGCGAACGCTGGCACGAAATATGTCTCAAGAGACCCAAGGTTCAATGTCAGAAACAACGACTATAGAAAATTTGATGCTGGTACACATTTAACCAAAACTGTTACTGTTGGTAGATTCACAGGAAGTGCGGGTAATGCAAACTCATTCAACAGATTTCCTGATGAGTTAGAAAGGTCTCGCGCTCTGGGTAATTTGCAATTTTTAGCACAGATTATTGAACAGGTTGAATCGCAACAAGAATTTTCTGATTGTAATTTGGTTGTTAGTGAAGGTCTCTATATTCCTTCTTCCAAGCAGGAGAACGATGAGATTGACGCAGCCGGCACTAGTCAATCAACCAATTTTGCAAAATGGAATTATTGGAAACGCGACGGTCGAGCGATGGTATTACAAATGATCGGTAGTGATGGATTGCTTGATTGGGACCAAACATGGAACCTCGCTGTTTGGTTGCGCGATCATGTTGACTATGATAAGTTGGCTATAGATTATGATACCTTTAATTACGACGGTTCAACTACTATTCAGGTCATTTTGACAATACCATATACATACAACCAAACCACGATCACTCCGGAGTACAGGGTTTCAACTTGGTATAATGGTAAACGACAAGCATCTTCTTCTCTAATAAAATTAGAAAATCCATATGAAGAAGAAGATTTGGTAATCGAACCAACTTCGCCCCCCGAACCCGCCCCTTACGGCGTTACGGTGACGTCAGTTACATGGTCAAGCACCTTCGACGGTGAAAATAGTTGGTCTGGCGAATCACTCAATAGGTCAAACAATACCACAGGTACATTACTGATTGAGTTCTCTGAAGCAAAATCAGTTACTATATCCGCGACAATTAGTTCTGAACCCGATTGGGACTATGGTTTGATTAAAGTAAATGGAGAGGATCAAGTGGGACAGCGTGACTTTAGCGGAACATCTGAAGGCGACCCCTATTTCCAAACTTTTGATGAATCCTTTGACAATGTTACTACAATAGAGTTTTCATATGAAAAAGACGGTAGTCTCAGTCAGGGCGACGACAAAATGTCAACGCAAGTTACTTGGCAATAAGTGTCATTTTTCTGTATAAATAATAAGAAAACAATAAAGAGCAGTCATGGCAGTTAGTCGTTCATTACCAACGGGCAGTAAAGACTTTGTCGGCACTAGTCTGATCAGCAACAGAAATAAACTCTATAAAGATATAGATTTATCTTTGGCAGTAAAACCAGGGGTCAATCTCTTGGATAGTGACGGTCAGGTGATTGGTAATTTGTCAGGGGACGTATACAAGAAAGTTGATGCTGCTGCAGTAACGCAATCTTTAAAAACTCTCTTATTGACAAATAAACTCGACAAACCATTTCAGGCAGACTTTGGGGCAGATTTGCAACAATTTCTGTTTTCAAATATTTCTGAACTGACTAGGTCTGATATTAAAGAGATCATTAGAAGGACTATCCGTAGATATGAACCAAGAGCGTTGGTAACTTCTATCGATGTTGACCTTGGTCCGTTCAATGCAACAGACTCAGAAATTAACGCAATAACAATTACAATAGTTTTCTCAATCGGTAATACTGAGGAAGAATTTACTTTTACGACCACGTTGAATAGGTTACGATAATGGCAACCACTATTAAATCCACAGAACTAGATTTCTTTGCGATAAAAAATAATCTAAAAAGATTTTTCTTAGAAAAAGAAGAGTTTACGGATTATAACTTTGAGGCATCTGGTCTATCCAATCTTTTGGATGTTCTCGCGTACAATACTCATTACAATGCACTTATCGCAAACTTCGCAACTAATGAGTCATATTTAACTACTGCTCAATTAAGAGAATCTGTGGTCTCTTTGGCCAACTCTATCGGTTACATTCCAAGTTCTAGAAACTCTGCTGAGGCAACAGTGCAGATTAAACTCAAACTTGACCTCACAGACACAGCGAACCAGACCAGACCGAATACCCTCTCGATCCCTGCATTTACCAAGTTTTCTAGTGACATTGATCAGATTACATACACGTTTCAAAATATTGAAACTTTGGTGGCGACAGATAACAACGGTGTATATGATTTTAGACCAGAGTCTGACGAAGATGCTTATCCAACTCTATACGAAGGTTCAAGGCAAGAAAAGAGTTTCATCGTAGGTACAAA